GGATATGGTACGACTCCGATCAACACGCTAACCAAGCAGGAATTGAATCAAACATAAACACTCACTACACCATCTATTAAAAGACATGGCATATATAATATTCGACAACGAACAGGAAGCGGAACTCCGAAGCGAACAGGCAGGAATACAAAAAGGGTTATCTTACCATAGGACTGCTTCTGGCTCTCGATACTGGTGGGGATGGTCTATTGAAGGATCTGAAGAGAACCCTCGTGCATTCATTAAAATTAAAAAGAACACTTGGACTGACGAGGAAACTGAAGAGGAACACACAAGCATTCCTGACGAAGCCCTCCTCACAGATGATGATGTCCTTGTAGATGAACTTCCAGAGGACTGGGTAACTGCCAGTGCAAATCCCGATGGTGGTGGTGAAGAGGACGAAGACCCAATAGAAGAAGATGGAAATGATTGATTATCTTTTAAAGTTTGAGACAAAAGAGCAAGCCCTGACATTTGCAGAGCAGATGGGATTCACCACGACCCAAGATGACGGCAACGGAATTGAGGTTACCATCCCGATGACTCAAAGTGGAACTCATGTATTCACTGTTATAGGTGAGCATATCATGCCTACAGGTGAGACTGAAACTATTGTAGATGAAACAGGAATGGAATGGGAGTCCCCCATAACTGTATCAGATGGTAAGCATTGGGTTCTCTTTCGAGATGTCAAAGGAGACATGGATGCCGAGCCAGCAGAAGATTTTATAGAGTGGTCATCAGATCAAACTGAACGTGTTCGCAAACGCGATGAGGATGGACAGTTTATTGCGGATGATCCAGACACTCCCGAAGATGAAGCTTGGGAAGAAGTTCCAGTACCTCGACCTGAGAACGCTCCTAATAGAATATTTTTATAATTTATGAATTACGATTACAAAGAAACAGCCGAGCAGCTATATACAAAGCTTGAAGGTGGTAGAGATAATTACCTCGACCGGGGTAGACAATCCGCAAAGCTTACCTTGCCTTACATACTCACCGAGGAAGGCTTTGGATCTAGTTCCCGACTTAATACACCCTTTCAAGGCATAGGAGCACGAGGGGTAAATAACTTAGCCTCGAAACTCCTTCTTGCCTTGCTTCCCCCGAATGCCCCCTTCTTTAGATTGCAGGTAGACACAAATAAGTTGCAACAAGAGGGCGCACCCGAGGAAGTTATAAGCGAGATAGATTCCGCGTTGAGGAAAGTAGAGGACTCGGTAATGGACGAGATAGCAAAGGAACGCTACCGCATTGCCATACACGAAGCCCTCAAGCAACTTATCATCACCGGGAATGCTCTTTTATATATGCCCGAGGATGGTGGTATGCGTGTCTTCCGTCTGGATCGTTTTGTTATCGAGCGTGACCCGATGGGTAATGTTCTCTACATAGCGACGAAGGAAACAATAAGCTACGCAGCACTTGACGAGGAAATTAAGGAAGTCATCAGTCAGCCCGAGAACTCCACACAAGGATCGGATGACACCGTAAATCTTTTCACGGCTATTTGCCGACACGATAACAAATGGTTAATTAAACAGGACATCAACGGAACACTATTGCCCGATAATGGTGGTACTCTCCCGCTCGATAAGTCCCCCTACATCCCTCTTCGTTTCTCTCGTATTGACGGGGAAGCATACGGCAGAGGGTATGTCGAGGAATACCTAGGGGATCTCCAATCTCTTGAAGCACTTACTCAGGCAATTGTCGAGGGATCAGCGGCAGCCGCGAAGGTTCTTTTCCTCGTCAATCCAAACGGGACAACTCGGGCGAAGACTTTATCCGACAGTACCAACGGGGCAATCGTTCAGGGAAATGCGGCAGATGTTTCGACACTCCAAGTAAATAAATTTAATGACTTCCGCGTTGCTGCTGAGACAATCAATACAATCAGAGATAGGCTCGGGCAAAGCTTCCTGTTAACTAGTGGGGCTATACGCAACGCAGAACGGGTAACAGCAGAGGAGATCAGGATGATTTCTATGGAACTCGAGTCAGCCCTCGGGGGACTTTATAGTTTGCTCTCGAATGAGATGCAACTCCCTCTCGTTAATCGGTTGATGGGTGTGATGCAGAAGAAGAAGAATATGCCCAAGCTTCCTAAAGACCTCGTAAATCCCGTGATCGTTACAGGCATAGAGGCTCTCGGAAGAGGACATGATTTACAGAAGCTCGATGCGTTCCTAGCGGGAGCGGCACAAGTAGTCGGCCCAGAAGCGGTCGCGGCATTTGTAAACATCGATGAATATTTTAAGAGGAGAGCGACATCCCTCGGTATCAAAACAGCGGGGCTTATAAAGACCCAAGAGGAAATTATGCAAGAACAGCAGCAACAACAGATGCAACAGATGGCAGAGAAGCTCGGACCCGCTGGCATCAAAGCCGCTTCAGATCAATCATCGCTTGCTCAAGAGGGGCAGGGAGAAGAACCAGTAGAATAAACTAATATTAACTATAGTGAATGGGAGGAACCATATATGTCAGTAGAAAGAGTAGAGATAAACGAGCCAGTCGCAGGGGAGCAGATGACCCTCGAAGATCAATTAGCAAAACAAGAAGCGGAGGGGATAGGCCAAGTAATGGAAGAGCCAACACAGCAGGAGCCTTCTGGACAAGAAGATAATGTTGCGGAGGAATCAGTCGAGGAGAAACCCGAGTGGTTGCCCGAGAAATTCAAGACCCCCGAGGATCTTGCGAAAGCTTACACTGAACTCGAAAAGGAACGAGGAAAGGAAAGTCAGCCAAATAAAGAAGAGAAAGGGGAAGTCACGGGAGAAAGCCCGGATGTGTCGAAAGCAATTCAGAACGCCAGCGATGCTTTTTTCTCAGACGCGGGAATGACCGAGGAGAACTACAAATCTCTTGAAGAAGCGGGGGTTCCCCGGGAGTTTGCCGAGGCTTACGTGAAAGGGCAGGAAGCTTCCCTCGAAGTAGCCGCATCAGCCATCAGGGATTCCGTAGGCGGCAAGGAGAATTATGATGCCATGATCGAATGGGCGAGTAGTTCCTTACCTGCTTCGGAGATAGATAGCTTTGATGAAATAGTGTCGGGAGGCTCGAAAGATACCGCTAACATGGCAGTTAAGGGCTTATACGCGAGATATCTGAGCGAAGGTGGGGGATCGCCCGTGAATATTGCAAAGGGAGGGACTTCAAAAGCAGCTATTCAACCTTTTAACAGCAATGCCCAAGTCGTTGAAGCAATAAACGACAGGCGATATCAAATTGATCCTGCTTACCGAGCAGAGGTCGAAAAAAGAATTTCAGTATCACCAAATATATAGAAGGAAGTATTATGCTAACATACATCACCGAGAACAGCGCGGAGCTTATAGCTATCGCCACAGCAACCGTAACTCTTGCTAGTCTTATCAGCGCAATTACGCCCAACGAGACAGATAACAAGATTACATCATTACTTGCGAAAGTACTCAACTGGCTTGCCCTCAACGTAGGCAAAGCAAAACCTAAATAGGAACCATGATAAAACTACTCGTCAGTCTACTGATTAACTTTCCTAAGATTGGCGAACTGTTTTACAAAATAGTCGAGGCGCATGAAAAGGAAGTTTACAAGAGGCAGCATAACTCTAATGATGATCTTATCGATGAGTGGATGTTCACTCCTAAACCCTACGCCCCCTCCGACGAAGATCCCTTATTTTATCTCGAAACTGAATCACCATTCGTTCACAACGGAGGAAAAAGGGACAATCGGAGAGATACTGAGGTACGTGAATGATCTAGAACACGGTACTTCTAAATAAAAGATTTCAACACACAGCAATAAAGAACACAAATAAACCAAATAGGTTTGTTTCGAGTGCGACCCCTTGCGAGGGACAATCAACAACAAGAACAATCAGTATAGGTCTTTTAGTTTAAATTGGAGTGCGTTGTTTAAGTAGAAAATAAAACAACAAACACAAAAATAAAAGAAAGGTACATATAAATTATGTCAGACGTAAACAGCCCAAGTAGATTGGGAAGAGCAGAGGCTACAGGAACAGCCTACGATGCTTTGTTTCTCAAAGTATTCGCCAACGAGATTCTCGCTACATTCGAGAAGACTCAGATAATGAAACCGCTGCACACTATCAGAACAATAAGCTCTGGTAAGTCAGCAACTTTTCCGACAATTGGAATTGCATCCGCAAAATACCATACACCCGGAGAGGATATCTTAAACACAGCTGGATATAACACGGACTTCAAAATGAACGAGCAAATTATCACGATTGATAAGATGCTTGTGAGTTCGACGTTTATTGCGAACATCGATGAACTAAAAAATCACTTCGATGTTAGGGGTCAGTTCAGCCGAGAATTAGGAACCGCACTTGCGCAGAGATTCGACAGGGCAGTTCTCAAGACTCTTGCCGCTGGTGGTAAAGACACATCAACTCCTTCAGGTCAGCCTCGCGGTATCGACTTCGACGGAGATGTTTCGACTGGAGCTAAAGTTGTAGAAACAATTATGTCAGTAGCCGAGAAGCTCGACGTAAACGACGTTCCGGATGACGGTAATCGTTTCATCATCCTTACTCCAAATAGTTACTACAAGTTAGTAGGTCAAGATAACATCGCTATCAATAGAGACTACGATGGTTCTGGATCTGTAAGCAAAGGTAACTGCCCGGTAGTTGGAGGAATTAACGTATTCAAGTCTAACAACTTTGATGCTATTAACATAGCAACTCAGCCAGACTCAGATGACGCTGGCGCAAATAACCATCCATTCGACCTTACTGATGCCGAAGACACTGGTGGATATAATGCTGACTTAAGCACTACTGTAGCACTTGCAGGACACCCGAGCGGTGTAGGAACTGTAAAGCTCCTCGACCTCTCAACTGAGTCCGATTATTCGGTAGCTCACCAAGGCACACTATTCGTTGCTAAGTACGCAATGGGTCACAATGTCTTAAGACCGGGTGCTTGCGTTAACATTACTTAATCGTAATCGATAACGACAATAACTCATAAATCACACAGGAGGGGGCGGGGGATTATTAATTTATAGTCCCTCGCTCCCTTTTTATTTTTCACTTATTAAAGAAAAACAAACATGGCAACACTCACGACACAACTTGAAGCCGTTAACACGATGCTTGGCTACATCGGTGAAGCACCTGTAAACAGCATATCAAACACCTCGGAACTTCCTGTATCAGCAGCGAATGCAGTAACAATACTTGATGAGATATCCAGAGAAGTGCAAAGTGAGGGGTGGCATTTTAATACTACCAAGGAGCACAAACTTACTCCTGTAAATGATGCTATAACTCTTCCCTCGAACACGCTGCAAGTAGATCACGAGGGAGGCGATAATATCGATCTGGTCCAACGAGGGCTATCTCTATATGATCGTAAAAATAAAACATACACTTTCACATCGGACATCGAGGTAACTTTAGTAGAGCTTTTGGATTGGGATAATATGCCCGAGCAAGCACGAAGATACATAACACTAAGGGCCGCTCGTTCCTTACAATCCCGCCTAGTAGGATCGAGGGAACTGGAAGCACTTATCATACGCGATGAGTTCTCTGCAAAAGCTAACTTGGAGATGTCCGATAACAGTAATTCGGATCGAACAATATTTGACAACTACGATACCGCTTCACGGGTAGGCATTAACAGAAATCATTCTCTTTACTAATAATGGCACTTATAAATACTTCTCTTCCTAATCTCGTCCAAGGGGTTAGTCAGCAACCCGCTACATTAAGATTTGATGGACAATGCGAGGAGCAGATAAACGCACTCTCGTCTGTCGCGGATGGCTTGAAGAAACGCCCGAATACCCGCTACCTCAATAATTTGACGGGGTCCGAGATAGCTGATGGAGCTTTCATACACTTCATCAATCGGGATAAAAACGAGAAGTATGTGCTCATTATAAATAACAACGTAGCGCAGGTCTTTAATATATTGGACTACGATACAGTCACCACAACGGGATCGACAACTTACTCGGACGGGGATTACCTTTACGTCGCCCCGGGTGATAAACCAAAGGATGTCCTTAAAGCTCTCACAGTCGGGGATACTACTTTTATTCTTAATACAAGTGTAAACGTAGATCGTACGGCTACTAAAAGTGACGCTATAACCGCCTCGTCAACCACGAATAAAGCCCTCGTGTTTATTAAGAAGGGCGATTACTCAACCGAGTACAACATAAAGATTAAGGCTAGGTATTACACGGGCGGTACTTTAACACCCAGTGGTGCTGTCCTTAGTGGCGGAACTATTGAAACAGGTACAGGTTTTAATAACACAGGGCAACTAGAGTATACACTTGATAGCGGGGACGCTAGTGCAGGGAACCCAGACAACTCGGGAACCGATGCGGCTTCTGCGGCAGGTGATGACGCGGGCAGGTTTGTAAAAGCAAGTTCTACTTTAAACTCGGGTACGTATGAATTTAATGCTTCCTTTAAAACCCCCGAGCAACCTTCGGGTAAAACAACACAAGCTGTAAGTTCGGGTTATATAGCAAAAGCTTTAAGGGATGCGATTGATAAAGCTTTAAAAGGTGAATTTTACATTGAAGGGGCTTGGGGTTCTAACGTATCCTACCAATTAAACCCTACACCTTTAACTGTAGGCGAAGTGACTGTAATAGATTCAGCTAGAGCGTTAGCAGGGGGCGGTGAAACTCTTGCAGACCTAACAAACAGAGAAAAAAGAGGTAACATAGAGGGATCTCTTACTAGATCAAGAGGAGGAGATTTTTCCAGTGTTTCCGTAGACAGTGCTAGTACTTTAACTACAACAGGAACAGAAATAACAAGTTTCCAACAATATGTCTTTGAGATATCCTCTGATGAAGCTTTTGAATTTGAGATATCCGCTTTCGACAGTAAATCAGGATCAGCCCTCGGGGTTATCTACAAAGAAGTAGATGCAATTTCTGATCTCCCAACAATAGCACCCAATGATTTCAGAGTTAAGATCCGAGGAAGTGCCGAGGACAGCGAAGATGATTACTATGTGAAGTTTGAGACTGACTCGGGAGGATCTGGTATAGCAAACGGGGGTTGGACAGAAGACGTAGGATTTGGCGAATACACGGCATTAAGCTTTCCAACGCTACCTTATAAACTTGTTAATACCTCTCCCGACAATTTCGATTTATCCGCAGGATCTTGGACAACACGACAAGTAGGCGATGATGATACTAATCCATTTCCCTCGTTCTTTAACGGGGCAACCACAACAGGGGATCGAAAGATATCCGACATCTTCTTCTTCAAGAATAGACTCGGGTTCCTCTCGGAAGGTAGCGTGATAATGTCAGAATCGGGCGAATACTTTAACTTCTTCCGAACGACTGTAAGATCCCTTCTCGATTCCGATCCAATCGATATAAATGTAGCGAGTAAGCGGGTAACTACCCTATCGTCAGCGGTAAGCTTTCAAGAGAACCTCATACTATTCGGAGAGCGGGGGCAATTTGTATTAAAGGGAGGAGACCTGTTGACACCTAAGACTGTCTCGGTAACTCCTATTACGAACTACGAGAGCGACACGAGTACTGCGCCTTTAGAACTCGGTAGCTACCTTTACTTCCCATTCACCCGGGGAAACTTTACAGGCATACGAGAGTTTGCTGTAAACGCTAACACGGACAACTATGATTCAGTAGAAATCACCTCGCACGTCCCTCAGTACATCCCATCAAACGTGATGGATATAGCAGGATCAACCACAGAGAATTTAATATGCCTCGTCAGTAATAAGACAGCAGCCGACACAAAGGATATGTATGTCTATAAGTATTATTGGGAAGGTAACCAAAAGGTGCTATCGAGTTGGAGTAAATTCACATTCCCATTTAGTATCCGGGGGATAGATTTTGTAGACAGTGATCTTTACATCGTTGCCGCTAAGAACGGGAAAACAGAACTCCTTAAAATGCCGATGGAGGAGAAGTTAATTGATGACAATACCACTTTCACTACTTACCTCGATATGCGGAAAGAAGGAACAATCGGGGGAGGATTTATAGCACTTTCTTTCACACCGGAAGCTGGAGACGAAATACAAGTATATACGAGGGAATATGGAAGCACCAAAGCAGGAGCCTTGATACCCTCAACAGTTGACGGAACAGCGGTGACTGTGAGCACAGATTACAATCACACAAATGTTTGGTTAGGCATTAAATACCAGATGTCCTATACATTTTCGGAGCAGATGTTTAAGCAACGAGCCAACAAAAGAACCAGTCCCTCGGGATACCAACGACACTTCCTTAAAGGTGGCACACTATTCTTTGCTGACACCTCGTCGTTTAGAGTAGAGGTCACTCCAAAGGCACGACAGACTTATACAAACACTTTCACAAGCAACATAGTAGGATCGACAACTATTGGTACACTTCCGATTGAATCGGGTTCCTTCTCGTTCCCTATCATGTCCGCTGCAAAAGACACCGCGATAAAGATTGTGAATGACTCAGCATTGCCGGGGAATTTCCAATCAGCAGAATTTGAATCCTTTATCCACTCGAGAAGCCGACGTGTTTGATAGAACGGTAGTAAGCTACAACAGTATAGATGTCATTGATGCACATCCCGATCATGCCGAGTATCTCTCAGGGAAACTACGGGCTATAGATAACATCGAGTGCATGGCATTCGGGAAGAAACCTTTAGATGCTTTGATGTCCGCTTTCGATAACGACCTAGCCACGCTAACAGTAGTAGATAAAGAGAAGAAACCTTTAGCAATGTTTGGTGTAGGGGAAGACGAGGAAATGCCTTATATATGGATGCTAGGTACTAAAGAATTTCCGAAGGTAGCTCGAAGAGATCTCGTAAAGCATTCAAAAACTTGGATTAAAGAGCTATTAAAAATCACAGGGGGAGCAGCGGGAAATCTTGTGCATTGTTATAACCGCCCCGCAGTTCGCTGGCTCGAGTGGCTAGGCGCAGCATTCACCCACAAATTTACAATAAAAGGAGAACCATTTTTCCAATTCATTTTAATCAACAACGAAGTAATCGACGAATATTATGTGTAGCCCATTAATTGCCTCATCGCTCATAGGAGCAGCAGGAACAGCTTCGTCGCTCATAGGTCAAAGCCAACAAGCGAGCGCACAGAAAGAAGCACAAGCAATAGCCTCAAGGCAGGAGAAACAACGCTACCTAGCCGAAGTCTCCGCTATGCGAACTCAGCAACAGCAGGAGGCAATAGGCAGATCACAGAGGACCGAGGAATCAGCTAGGAGAGCTATGGAGGCTCGGGCAACCGCTACAGTCGCAGCGGGGGAAGCAGGAGTGAGTGGGCTAAGTGTCGATGCGTTACTCGGGGATCTCTCGAGGCAACAAGCGGAATATGAATTTTCAGTACAACAACAAGCACGTCTGACGGGTGTGAACCGACAGATGATGTTAAAGGAGTCGGGACTTGGCTTCAGCAGAAATATGCTTCGTATCAATCAACCTATAGCACAGCCCGATTATCTCGGCTCCGTTACTCAGGGACTCCAGTCAGGCTTGAGTAACTACGGAGTGCTATACAACTCAGGAATATTTGAATAAAAGACAAGATGGCAGATAGAAAGCAAGTTAATCTCGATAACCTCGGGAAAGTACCCGTCACTCCCTCAATACAGGCAGTAGGAGGAACTAATCAAGTAGCGGTTCCGACAGTTCTGAAAGACAACAATTATTTGAGAATCTCGAGATCCCTCGCGCAGTTCAGCAATATCCTCGGGCAAACGAGTAACATCAATATGCAACTTGGGAAAGATGCAGCCGAGAAACTCTCAGCCGACGAGATAAACGATATCATCGAAGGTAAAGTTCCCGCTCCATCAGGAGGAGCTTTAGGTAAGCTCGGGTTCCAGAAAGCATTTCATCAGATAGCAGCTAAGAGATGGTTCGATACAACAGGCGTGAAAAAATATGCAGACCTCGAGAACAGGCTTGATGCCAAGATGGATGAATTTATACAAAACTCCACTCCTATCGAGCAAGTACAAGCTTACGTACAGGGCGAAGTACAGGCACTCGAGGGGGAAATAGGAGAATACTTTGACGGGAACTCTTTTGGTTCTCGGGTAAAGAATCTCATCGGTGGTGAACTATCTACCCGAGTACTAGCGGGAGCTACCAAAGGATACGAGAAGAAACAGTTGGCTTATATGAGAGCCGCAAAACTTGAAAGTTTAAGTCCTCAATTTGCCGATGCTGTCCTCGGAAATTCAGGGGAAGAGATATCGGATTTTGTGAAACGAGCAGACACAAACGAACTCGAGGGATTCAGTAACGCGGAAAAGGCTGATTACTGGAAAAAAAGTTTAACGGATGTAATGGGGATATTAGTGGCTAACGCGCAGGTAGAAGGAGACACCACACTTGCCGACGCGCAAATAGAAGAAATAAGCGGAATCAAAGGTAAAAATGGTGCGCTTATTTTTGGTTCTACCGCAAACCGAGCGACTTTAGCCCGAGCAGGTTCTCATCTTAATAGAATTGATACCGAAGATGTAGTAATGAAACGAAGCGAGTTAGAATCTAATTTTAAAGGGGCTGTCTCTAATGCTTACAACACGTTTAAAAGGTTCACAGATAGAGGTGATGAGATCGTAAAAGGAACTACCCCTTATATGGACCTAGAAAATGCTTTAGATGTTTTAAATATAGATGGTGGCTTGGGGGATGATGAGGAAATGGCGGCTGTAGCAGAGCAAATAGCGGCTTCCGATAAGCCTCAAGAAGCGTTAGGTAATTATTTAACTCAAGTGGTATCAGAACGAAAGGACAACCCAGACATAAGGATAAGCTCGTTAATACGAAGCACTCAGGACGATTTAATAACAAGAAGAATAGCAATAAACCAAGCCACGCAGTTCAGTGACCTCGGGTATTCAAGCGAAGCCTTAAAAGATGCAAATGATAAGGCACTTTTATATTTTCTAGATAACCCCAAAGAGGATGCGGAGGCTTATGTAGCAACTACTGAGCTACCCGGCAACGTAAAGCCGACTAAAATTATGCAGAGGGCTCACAACGAGGCGCATAAATTTGACGAAATACTTCCAAAAGAAGCCGACATAGAAAACATACTGAAAGCTGCTTATGATCCGCTACCTAAAAATAAAAAGCTCAAAGCTTTATTCGGATCCTCTAGAGCAGGAGCATCAAAGGTGGATCCCTTAATAAGTTCACAGCTTTTAAGGAATCAAGCAAAAGACCAAGCCGTCCTCCTCAAAAAAAGATTATTAGAAACAGCAAGGAATGAATTTAGTGGTGGCGAGGGTAAAATAAAAGAAGGCGCAGAAGAAGACTTGCAAAAATTGATGCGAGAGAAAGCCGCTAACATGGCTAAAATTTATGCAATGGAATTAGAAGCACTCGCAATCCGCTTAGATCAGTTTGAAGAAGTTAAGGACTTAGATGACAAAGTTCAGATAATGGAGTTGCCCCCTGAACAAAGGACTAAACTTATAGAAGATAATAGAAAGAAAAAAATAGGGGATAAAGATAAAACTTCAGCTTTTTACACCGATAAAATAAATTGGTTTGGAGTGTTTGGTGTCGATGCGGACGTAAATAATGAATTACAAGAATACCCTACACTTAATCGAGAATTTGCTGAAACCCTAATAGGCGACGAATTTACCCCTGATGTGGGAGGGCGCATAAATAAACAAAGAGCTAAAATTAAAGTTGATTACGAAAAAGCGCGAGCAGAAGAAAACACCACAGCCTTACGACTCCTCCAAGATATGTATGGATACGAGGGGATTAATTTCAACAACCAAAAAATCCTCGATGATCTAGACGAATCCGAAAGAGATTGGACTGATGTTAAATTATTTGCAACACCACAGGAGTTAAACAACGCAGCGTCAGCATTTCTAAATCTATTTAATAAAATAGAAGAAACCGAGGGAGCTACTGATCTTACCACAGACGAAGAGAAAGTTTTAGATTACGCGGTAAGGTTAGGGATATTTAGCGAACAAATTGAAGATGCTTACCCATATTTAACTGAATTTTTTAAAGCTCAAAAACAATTTTTACCTAGTATTAAATAAATGCCAGTCACATTAGAAGATCTTTATAAAAGCGCGGGCGCAGCTACACCAGAATCTTTAGCTCCCGAAGAGCAACCACAAGAAACCCGAGGTGCTATAAATTTGGAATCATTAGGGTTAGGCGCGGCTCCTTCTATATCAGAAAGAGTAAGAGATCAACAACAACGCTTTGAAGACGTAGATCCACAAGTGATTGCTTATGTGCAAGACTCTGAAATGGCCGAGAGGGATCAAGCCAACTTTATGGCATCTATTGCCGCCCTCGGTGTGGAAATAGGTGGAGGCACAGCGGGACAACTTTATGCCGCAAAAAGATTTTATACAGGATCAAAAATTTTATCGGTATTAAGCAAAGCGCAGAAAGCCACAGCAATAGGCGTAGCAGGGCCACAAATACTTGAGCCTTGGTCTACTGGTACTTTCCTCGCTACCTCGGGTGCTTTCTGGATGGCTTCAAATGCAGCCGGACAAGGCATACGAAGTGCTTACGGATTACAAGATGGGATATCTTATGGGGAACTTATGGCTACAGGAATCTTCGGGGCGTTAACTGCTCCCATGATGGTCCCGGGGGCTATGACTATAGGTAAAAAAGGAGCCGAGAAACAGCTTCTTAAACTCACAGGCCAGACGGCTGCTGATTTTGGAGCTTATAAAAAAGGCGGTTACCTTATGATTAATGGAGCTAAAAGTTTTGTTAGCGGAGCAACCTTGGGGGTAGCCGAAACAGCTTTAAGACAAGAACTTCAAATTGCCCTAAATGAGAGGGAGAACCGAGCCACTTATGAATATCTATTTGCGGGGGCTTTCGGGGGAGGAGTAAATAGCATCTTTCAGGTTTGGGGAAAAGCCGGGTGGTGGGGAAGAAGACAAAGAAACGAGGTGACTGGAGCCGCTAAGAAAAATATCCACTTAGGAATAGACAAACTAAAACTAGAAGTAAATGAACTTAAAAAAGGGGACGGGTTTGTTCTATTTCGCGACAAAAAGATTAAAAAACTAGAGCAACAAATAAAAGATTCCGAAGGTGCGGTTAACATCATAGATAGCGCAATCAATGACTTTAAAAAATTAGACGACATTCAAAAGAAACTAGAAACAGGACAAGAGACTCCCGACTACTATAAAGAAGTCCCCACTACTGTAGGCCCGAAAATAAAAGCGACAGATGAACCGTCCACTTTGGATGATGTATCCTCCTTAATAAAAGAACGCGAAGAGATAAAACTCAGGGAAGCTCGGATAGTAGAAAGAAACAGGGAAGGGAAAGATATACCCGAGGATTTAGAAGGAGAGCAAATAGCTTTACCCAAATTAAAACATAAAGCGACTGTATTAAGTCGAGATATAGATGAAGAGACAATCAATCAAATAGCTCGGATAGAACAGAAAAAAGCAACAAATGAAGATGCTACTATAGAGCTTAAAAAACTTAAAAATCTCATTCATAATAAGAAAGAGTTGGATGTAGGTCTCATTGCTGAAGTTGATGCAACAATAGCTCGTACAATGTTAGCGAGCCGCAAAGATGGAGGGCAGTTTATAGATAACACCAACAAACTCTCGGCAACCGCTTTAGAACGGAAAAACGCTTATAATAAATTGATAAAAGCTATAGATGAAAAGCTTACTTCAATTAACTCCCCCGCAATAACAGCTTCCACATATAAAAATATTTTCAAAGCCTTGGACATAAAGCTCGATGAAATTAAAAAGATAAACGAGCAAAAAGCAAAAGCCTCTAAAGGTGGCACTAAGAAAACTCCTACTATAAAACCTATATCCGAAGAGGTCACAAAAGCCGAGATAGAGAAACTAGAGAAACAACTCCAACAAGTCAGGGAGAAGGGCGTAGACGTAGGAAAGAAACCAACTTCTGTACCGAAAGATTTAGATAAGGAAAAACAAGTTCTTAAAGATAAAATTAAGTTCTACAAGAAAGCAGCGAAAGAGATTGCGGAAATATCAAAGCTTCAGAAAGACCTCGACGCTATATATAAATTATCACCGAAAGAATTTAAGGAACTAAGCGAACAAGCCAGAGCAAAGAAAGAGCTTCTCCAAGGGAAGAAAGCTAATAAGAAAATTACAGAACTAGAAGCAAAGATAAAAAAGGCTAAAACAAACTTAAAAAGGATTGCCAACAAAGCGGAGAAAGCGGAGAAAGATGCGGCCATTTTGAAGTATGAGCAGCAGATTTTAAAAACACTATACGGCCATGAACCCGATGCCTCTGCGCTGGCAACTATAGGGAGATATACCTCTCGGTTCAGTCAGCTTAGAAAACAAGCAATGCTTTCTACTTCTTCCGCGATGGCGGGAATACCCACAGGAATTTATGCGAACTTAGCTGAATTTGCGGGGGCGCACGTAAGATTGATAGGCTCTTTCTTTTCCAGAAAGAAAAACAAGAAAGCCCCTTTAGCCCTGAAGAATTATAACGCAGAAATGTCAGCATTCTTCACAGCGATATTTGATATAAAAGATAATTTAAAAGCAGCATGGATTAGTGGTAAAAATATGAAGTCAGCCACTTTCGACGATGGTGACTATTCAAAGCTAGGGGCTACTGATGGTGTCCCCTCCCGTTTAGAGAAAGGGATAGTGAAATCCGTGGCCTCTAAAGAAAGCCAAAAAACAGCGACAAAAAGATTTTTATATAGATTAAAAAATAATAAGGTAACGGGTTCATTCCTCACGTCCATTGAATTAGGGATGCGAGGTATAATAGGGGCTGATGAATTTTTTAAACGTCCCTTACTTAAAGCTCGTACTGTAGCTGATGCACGTAAAAGAGCCATATTGCAAGACCATTTCGAGCCTAATCCAAATAAGACTGTAGCCGATATAGAGAAAGAAATTTTAGAAGGTGAATGGGTGAAAGGGAGCGACGGAATAAATGTACTCAGAATAACGGAAGATAATGCTTATGATATAAACCGCGTAAGTGAGGAGTTATTCATGGGGTCACAAGCGGACAATATTGAAGACCTCCATAAATCCATAATAGAACTTCCCGTAGAAGGTTTAGAGAAAATAATTAAATATCACCCTATTACGGAATTGATTGGCTCTGTCATAATGCCTTTCGCTTCTGTAGCCCTACGAAGTGTCTATAGGGGATTGCGTATAGCGTCGGGACCAATAGCAGCGGGATTAAAGAGTGAGACTTTATCTAAACTAGGAACCAAGAGACTAGGAAACCCTTATCTTGTGAAAATAAATAAGCTTAGAAAAGACATAGAGTATAAACAAAAGCAAATAGATAACGCATTTGAAGAGCTTGAATTACCCGATGAAGACATAAGGACTTTCGTTCACGCACAAAAAAATGACATTATAAATATTAATGAAAGGCTGAACAGACTCGAAATACGAAAAGCTCAGTATAATAAAGACATACTAACAGACGCAACAATGGGGAGTGCTTTCTTCGGTATGGGTGTCATGGGGAGTTTGACACTAGATGAAAAAGGAGAACGTCCTTTAATAACGGGATCCCTTTCGTTTCTCGACAGAGAGATGCGAGAAAAATTAGAAGAAATAGGAGTAAAACCTTACACAGCTTTTGGTATCGATTATAGCTCAATGCTTCCTTTTGCAATACCTATATTAATAGGAGCCGAAATAGGGAACTACATAGTCTTCGATGAAAAGGGTTACACAAAAGAAAACGAGAGATCCACAACCACAAACTCATTTATAGCAATGCTTTCGGGAATGATTTCTATCGTAGATCAACTTCCTTTCAATCAGACAGGAAAAGTAATAAGCGATGTAATGCTACAAAACGACAAGCAAGACAAAATGAGTGAAAGGTCTGTAAGAGCGTTTGAGAAACAATTAGCAAGGATGATGGGTTCTAACATGATACTCCCGGCAGACGCTAAGAAGATAATGAAGGTTGTTAATAATGGTGGGAAGATCCCTGACTTATACAACGCGACCCCGAAAGAACTTGTTTTCTTTAATGCGATAGGTGGGGGAGTAAAGAATTACCAACGAGATGTATTTGGAAAGCCTAGAAAAAGTCAGGATTCTTTAGTGAAATACTTCTTCCGCTTTGGGTGGGACGTTCCTAAAAAGATTACAAGGTATGAGGAAATAGCCGCAGCGGATGTAGCCGGACACTTAGACAGTGTACTTGCTATAAAAATAAGGAACCTCGACTTAGATAACTTCAGAAATAAAAATGGGGATACTCTTTCTTCCAATTTCGGGGACAGATTAATGAAGACGAAGATAGAGAAAGAAATAAAATCGACAATTAAAAGAGGATCTTGGAAGACTGATTTTGCTGACGGAGAAATATCTACGGACGAAAATGGGAAACAATATAACTTAGGGATATTAGAACTCAGCGAAATAATACGAGGATATCACAATGACGTTAAGTATGAGATAGAGAACGAAAAAAAATCCTTTTTAAAATCATATAAAAATAAAAAAGGAAAAAGCTTCTACGAAATGTTAACAGAAAACCCAGAGGGAGTAAAAAAGATAAAACCTTTTAAAATTAAAAATTAACAAACAACAACAAAATCAATTACTATTATGGCAAATTCATAC